ACCTTTAGAAACGTCGTGACGGCACGCGCAAGTTCTATAAATAACTTCAAAACATGTTACGTACATCATTAAAATGTGCACGCGCTACAGGTCAAGCGTCATATCCTGGTGTCTCATATCGAGATGCAGTGGCAATGAACCACACGGAGGGATCACTCTCCACTTCTGATTCACATTGTGAATGCAGTGCCTTGTTTAGGCTTAATACTGCTTCACTCTCAATGAGTCACTCTTCTGTTGGAGATTTAGAATCAACAGAGGTATACCACACCAAAGAGGTAACTGAAACACAAGGAGGATTTGATTATTCTCTTGATGACAAAAACACTCGTCGTCAACTTCACAACCGTAAACAACGGAATGAGAAGTCTGCGGCCAGACGTCCGTTCGTCAATGGCAAACAAGGAACCAAAAGTTCCAAGCCACCGAAGAATGGATCAAAAATGACCAAAAGCGGTAAGAAATTTACACCGCATTCTGGCAAGGAAATTCGAGCTCAATTTGGGCTCGAATCAATGTCTTCTGCATCATTTGCGATTGAAGCTCTAGCTAAATTCGCAAACATTGATGTTCCAGACAAGATTCTCAAAGAAGTTGAAGGAATAATACTTCTCTTGGTGAATCTAACGCAACAAACCACACCACTTGGTGTTATAACTTCGATACTCACTTGGGTTCAAGGTCGTACCACCAAATCAATCTTTCGAACTATCAAAGAGTTCTTGTTTGATGTGTTGAAAATCCCTCAAAGCGATACAACACCTGGTTGGCTGGATTGTTTGCGTGATATTCGTCAGAACTGGCAGTTGTGTAAAAGCAATCGCGCGTTCAAACAGGTATCAAAAATCCTTGGCATTTTGGTCACCGTTGGTCTTTGTGATGTCGCATCTGTGACATTTGATGTTGGTCAATTCAAAGTTTTCGCTCCTGATTTGAGTGAGAAACATATGACCGCATTCGATGTTGTCGATGCTATATTTGAGACTGTCGTCTTTTTCACCGAAGGTGCTTACATGTGCTTTCAAACGGGGTCGCTTCGACCTCTTCTGATCAACGATCACACCGCCATGGAACTCGACCAAGAGTATGCCCAGGTGATGGCATGGTACAGTCTTGTACAGAACGGCAACTTGAAAAAGTTCGCCGACATTTCTGACCAAGAATTTGAAAAGCGATTGAATCGCCTATCAACGTCCTTGCTTAACCTTTCGCAATCTCTGCGAGGTCCAGAAAAGAAGCTTGTCATGGACAAGTATCAACGTATTCTGATTGTTCAGAATGACTTCGTTGCGATGAAAATTGCATCTGGAGTTAGACATTCTCCATGGGCGATAGAATTGTTTGGTGAGAGTAGTCAAGGAAAGACAACTCTCGGTGACCAGCTTATTGATGCTGTGCTCACGAGTCAGGGTATGCCCATTGAGAAGGAATTCCGATGTGCGTACAACCCTGGAGACAAATTCATGTCCAATTGGACATCCGACAAACTCGTCATGATTTTTGATGATATGTCGAATGAAAATGCTCAGTTTGTGGAGAAACCACCTACTAGAGCTATCATTGATGTTGTCAACAACCAAATGTTTTATGCACCTAAGGCCGAACTTGAGGCCAAGGGGAAATGTTTCGTTGAACCGTGGATTGCAATGGCAACCACGAACAAGAAAGATTTGGACGCCGGATTATATTCGAATTGTCCATATTCTATTCAACGTCGCATGACATGTATTACTGTCAAAGCGAAACAAGAGTTCCAACGCATTGAGGATGGTATCTCGTGTGGCATCGACTCAACAAAAGTGCGCGAGCACTACACTGTTGACGGTGTTTACACGCCTCCCATCTTTGATGACATTTGGACTGTCACTATCGAAAGGGCTGTTAAGCCCCAGCGGTTATCGACAGTCGCAACGTACAAGCCCATTACGTGGAACAACAAAGAAATGATTGATGTCTCTATGTCAGAAGTCATACAATGGGCTATCGAGGATTTCGATCAACATCGAAAGAATCAAGAAGCATTGCTCGAAAGCATGCGAGAACGTGTTAACATCATGAAAGTTTGTGGTGTTGTCGGTTGCAAACACTTGTGTGGCAACTGCCCTTATCACACAGCTGAGGAACAAAACACTGTTCAAGGACCTCAATTCGGACGTGAAACCGTCCATGCATTTTGGAAACTTTGGTATCAACCCAATAGTCTTCAAAAGGACGTTGATTCATTCTATGATCGAGCAGACCGCGATGTAGCAAATCTTGTTTACAATCGTGGCAAGGACTACATTGAGCAGTGGGATTGGATAAAAATCATCCCTGCGCCTATGTTTCGTCACGAGAATGCGCCAGAAATCATTAGATGGTTGTACCAAGACCGTCTGAAGAAAGATTACGTGGCCGAAACGAGACGTGCCATATGGACATTGGGTTTCAAACTCATAGCTTGTTTCATGTGGTTCTCGTTGCCGTATTTTTGCGTCATAGCCATAGCATTTACTCTCGAGTTTTTGTTGTGGCAAAGAACCACGCTTGAGACGGTTGAGAAACGACTTGTTGCTGAATTGAAAGTACGCAACATGGAGATTTCTCCCATGCTGGCACGTTATCGTGACAAATATGCACAGGCCATCTGTGCAGGTTCCATTGGAATTGCTGCATTATATGGTCTTGCAAGAGCTTACAAAGCTTATCGGTCCGAGATGCCGCAAGGATCCCTCGAACCAAAGACACCTGAAGACGTCCTGAAGCGTGATGCTAAAGTTGATGTCTGGACACAAATTGTCAAGCGAGATCTACCGATCACGGATGTTTCGCGACATATGTCACCTGACCAATTGTCAAACTTGGTGCAAAAAGCACTCGTCTATGGTACTATCCATTTGGACGATAAGGAAGGCAACGGTATGGTCAATGGACTCATGTTGTCGTCTAATGTCATGTTGGTCCCAGATCACTATTTTGTGTATCATGGTGACACCTTGAACTGCACTTTCCGAAAGAAGAATCCGGAATCAAGTGGAGGCAAATTTGCTGTACGTTTATGTAAAGCTGCTTCTCACCTTATTCCGGACACTGATCTACGTGTGTGCTATGTTCCCAATGGTGGATCTTTCAAGAACTTGGTAAATTTCTTTCCTCAGGGCTTGATGCCCTCTGTACCATTCCGCATGTTTTGGCGTGCTAAAGATGGTGAGGTTATGATTGCCAAAGGTCTAACAGACCCACAAGTGGTTACAACTGAAACAACCTTTGAAGGTGGTATGTATCGTAATTTGACGATCAACACCTTCAACGGATTGTGTGGTGCCGCTTTGATATCCGATACCAATGGTAGCGCCATTCTTGGCGTACACCTTGGCGGAGTCGCGGAAACACCACGAGGGTGTTACGGAAGTATCACGCAGCAACAGTTGCATGGTGCCTTTTCCGCATTGCGGAAAATTGAGGGCGTTGTCTTGTCTGGCGACGCTGGTGACTTCAAAACGGAAGTCCTTGGAGTACAGATTGTGCGGGGTCAACCCCTGCACACAAAGAGTGCTCTCAACTTCATCCCCGAAGACTCACAAATTGAGTATTACGGGGCTTGTCCAGGTCGTTCTGTGACTAAATCCTCTGTCAAGGTTACACCAATCAGCGAACATATCGTTGATGT